CCAGGAACGAGGGCGCAGTGTAGTCGTCCACCCCTGAGATCGTGATGACGCGCCCATTCGCAATCCACACGCGCCCGGAGAACACCGCAATCGCATTGCCTGCGCCAGGAACTCCGGTTCCGGTGATCTGCGCGAACGTGGGGCCGGTCGGATCGAAGTAGTAGTACCCGGTCGAGTCGATGAATAGCGCAATGGAGTTCTTCCACTGCACGACGCGCGATCCAGCCCCCGAGAGCAAGTGACCTCCGTTTATGAACGTGCTCGCCCCGCCGATCGCATACGCGAACACCTTGCCGGTGGTGGTGAGATTGAACAGGTAATCGGTGCCGTTCAGGTTCAGGTACTTCGACCAGTACACCTTGTCGGCCGCGTAATCGACCAGCTGCCCGGAGATGTTCGGCACTGAGTGCGCGTTCGCGTACCCGATCGGGATCAGGTTCTCGAGGTTGTAGAACCGATCCTCCGGAATCGCATGACGCGAGGCTTGTGTGAACGTACCCTGCCAGTTGCGGAAGAATTTGGTCTCGAGCGCGACCTCTTTCTTCTGATGGCTTGTGACTTCGGCCATCGCTCACCCTCCCGTCGAGTACGGATCAGGGATGATGCGCCGCTGGAACCCCTTGGCACACATCAGGAGGATCTTCCGATACTGCGCCTCGAACATCTGCGTCTCACCAAGCGACTGTTCTTTGAACTTCGCTTTGTACGCCGCCCAGTATTGAATCGGCTCCTGAAACGGCGGCGGGATCTGCTCAGGGTCTGAGTCTGAGGCGAGTGGATTCGGGTTGATCGCGACGTCCCAGTCCGTCACGTACGCCTGATTAGGCACCGGCGCCAAGTACACCTGATTGCCTCCCATGCGAGTGAATGCAGCCGGCCACTGCTGGTAGTTGACCCAGTAGCGCAGCATCGCATCGAACTTCGTGAACGGGTAGTAGTAGAGGCGGTAGCGAGTGTTGTTGACGTAGACGGAGATCCCCATCACGTCGATCGCGTACTGCGAGACGAAGGTCTGCGGGACGTAGAGCTCCTGCCCGATGGTGAGCGTGAGGCCGGCGACGACTTGGCGCAGGCACTTCGTGTCCTGCGCGACGCGGTTACGCGCCTCGTTGATGTAGTCGGTCAGCTCGCTCGTGGTCCAATACGATCCATTCGCGTCATGCAGGAGGCGCTGGACCTGGGTGATGTATGTGTTGAGCACACAATCAGATCAGAACTGCTCGGCAGCTTCTGCCAGAGGATCTTCGGGGGGAAGTTTCCCGCCCCCCGTCGACCCATCCCCTTTCACGATAGGGGTCGCGTGAGGGATTCGTTTGATCTGCGCGACTTCGATCCCAGGTACATCGCCGAACACGACCTTGCCCAAGCGCGCCATCGCGGCCTTGAGTTCGAGCGTCGTCTTCACCCACCCGAGCCGTGCGAGCGCGCGCGACTTGTCCTCCTCGCCGAACGCGAAGATGTGGCGCGCCGCCTCGATCGAGATGTCGACCGCCTCGCCAGGAGGAAATTCGTAGTCCTCCGAGTTGAATCGACCCTCGATCGTCTCGGGCGTGCCGTTGGTGACACGCACGTAGTCCTCGCGGTTGAAGATCTGTGGGTTTGCCATGTCGCTCCCCTATTCGTTACGAGACGACGGTGTACCTGGATGTCGCAGTTGTTCCGTTTGCCCAGATTGCACCCCATGGCGGGGCGATCCATGCCTGACCCGACGCACTCGCGGCGATGAGATCCCGCCACGTCGGCGCGACTGCAGGCGTATTGCCACCCGAGAGCTGCGGTGTCGTGTATCCGTCCAAGATCACCGCATTTTGATCGGTGTTGATGCGCACGGCGGCATTTGCGCCCTGCGAAGCATTCACCACGGCGCCAGCCAAGTTCGGTAGAGGGTACGTACCCGCGGTCGAGATCACCTGCGAAGGTCCGTTCACGAACGCCGAACCCGCGCCTGCAGTAAACGGCGGGAAGAACACCGGAATGCCGGTAAGCGAGGTCACGGTGAGCGCGGTGATCGTGCAGTAGATCGTGATTGCCGTGGTCGACGGGATCGTGAGGATGCGGAAGATGTTTCCGACCAGCACGCCGACGCCGGACTGACCGGAGGTCGAGCCGCCGAAGGTGATGAAGTAGTTTGGCGGCACGCCAGCCGCAGGCGAGAGGGTCAGGCCGTGCGGGGCGTTGAACGTCACCGTCGCGATATTGTTCGAGGCCGAGTAGGTCGCGCCGGCACCGGCCGGGATCACGAACTGCGTGATCGTCAGCTCGGACTGGAGGTCAAGGCCAGCTGTCGGGAGTCGGGTATCCATGTGTGCGTGCTCCCTTAGATGGTCAGGGCCGTGAAGCTACCGACGCGGGTACAGGTCTTGGGCTTGGTGAGCACCAGCTCCAAGAGCGAGAGCACCGCACCGATGTAGCCGAGCTGATAGTTCGACAGCAACGACTCGAACCCGGTGAACGCGAACGAGGCCTGCTCGTGCACGTAGAGGTTGAAGTAGTTGCTGTTGATGAGGTACAGGAACCCCTCCGGGCAGTAGGGGTCTGCGTAGATCGGCACGCCGCCTACATCGAGCGCACGGAAGGCGCTGCGCGGCCGGTCGGCGTCTGAGTCGAACCCCATTCCCGGTTGGATCTGGTACGACTCCGCGCCGATGTAGTCGTTCGCGAGGTTGAGCCATGTGCCGAAGCCCATGAGCCCGAAGGTCGGCATCTCACCGCCTGCCTTGTTCGTGCCGCCGATGTACTGCATCACAAGCTTGCGCGTCGGGGCGGTCGAGCCTGCGTTGTACACCGTCGACTTCCACCACGTGTTCGCCGTGCGGTTGATGTTGCCGTAGGTAACGAGGTTCGTGCTGTCGTCCACAGCGCCCGGAAGGCCGACGAGCTGCTGGGTGTTCGTCGCGTTGCCGTAGAACGCCTGGCTGAGCACGTCGACCGCGGAGTTGCCGGCATCGTTCATGCGCGCCTCGATCAGCGGGACGATCGCATGATCGAGCTGCACCGCACCCTCGAGCCCAAGGAACGGGATCGGCGTGATGACGGCCTTGAGTGCGAACTCCGCAAGCGATGCGCCCTGCTGCGAGGGAGGCTGCGCGAAGGAGCCCGAGTAGTCAGTCCAGGTCGTGTTGACGAACGGCTGACCCTGCACCGGCACCGAGACTGAGCTCACACCTCCCGTGGCTACCTGGGCATTCGCCAAGCAGGCGGCGATGCCGGGAGAGGTGTTGTAGATCTGGACGACCATCTTCGGCACGTAGGCGCGCCGCGTGACGGCCGACAGTTCGGCGCCGATTGCGCCTGAAGGCAGAATGCCTTGGCCGAGGATGTTACTTGCTGGCATGTAGAGGTAGCTCCGAAAATAGTCGTCCTACCGACTTAAGCAGTCGGGATAGCTACCCCTATTGTGTCGTCGTGCGTCAGCCAGTCGGGCGCAGCGCGCCGGACCGAAAACCTGAAATCATCTCGTGCGCGATCTTGCTCGCCGTGCCCTTCGGATCCTTCCACAGATCCTTGTCCAGCGGCATGCTCATCGGAGTGACAGATGCCGGCGTTGCCGGTGCCAACTGTTGCTGGGCCTGTAGGTACTCGATCGCCGTGTCGTAGTCGGCGATCTTCTTGGTCTTCATGACCTCCTCGATCTTGGCGATGTCGAGGTTTGCAGCGGCGACCTTGCGCTTCTGATCCTCGTACCAGCGGTTGCGCTGATCCTGGGCCATCTGGTCCTTGATCTCCTGCTGCTCCCTGCGCCGCTCCTCGCGCTCCCTCTCGAGCCGATCCTCGATGTCCAAGTCGGGCGGACGGAAGTTCGGATCCGCCTTGCGCGCAAGCTTGCGCACTTCCTTCTGCGTCTCCGGATTTTTCAGGAGCGCATCCATCAGCGTGAGGCGCGCGCGCTGCTCGGGGGTCAAATCCTCTAACGACATCAGATCCGTCTCCTACCAGAGCCTCCGCGGCCGCGACCACGAGGACGAGGGGGTGTGCGAGTACCGCTCATGACATCGGAATCTTGCGAGTGCTCGCGCCGGGCCGCACTATGCGGAACGTGTTGCGGAACACCGCCTTGGTGCCGCCAGACAGTCCGCCGAGCTCGGCGTAGCGCGGTGGGTTCGCGATGTTTCCGTTGTCCTTGTTGTTGTCCAAGGGGTCACGGATCGCGAGGGAGTCGGACGGATTGAACAGTCGATTTCCTGGCATGGTGAGTCCTCAACCGGGTTGCTGCATCGGCGGCGGCGGGCCAGCGCCTGCGCCGGGTGGACCGCCCGC